CAGCATTTGTGGTAGCATCAGTTCTATCAAAAACAAGATTCAAATTATACTGCTTAGTTTTTGGATGCAACTGACTTAATGATTGTTCAATTGTTGCATAAAACTCTTTACTGGTAGTATCTACTACGGTATAGTCATCAAAGTTATCGACAAAGAAACCGTTTTTAAATCTATTAATAGCTGCATTAACAGAACTTGGAATTACTATATCTTTAACTTGAGTTTCTAATAAATTTAAGCTAACATAATACTCTAATTGATTAATGCGTTTTTCTAATACGCCAATATCAGACATATTGTAGGATTTGGATTGAGTATTTTCTTCAAATTGCGTTGTAGTAATTCTAGCGCCATATAAAGAGATACGCGTATTAATTTCTCCTGATTCGTTACCAGCACTCTTACTTGCAATAGTTACGTTTGTATTACCTAAGACCATCGGTAAAGAAGGATATGGGTTTGTAGTTACAATAGCAAGGGTTACACTATCAACTGGTTTACGAGGAGGCCGGGAATCATTTATTACAGAAGCCCCTTCCAACACTTCAAACGATCCATCTTTTTTAGCAATAATTCTATCTGTACGAGACAAATAATATTCTGCATCAAAAGATACTTCTGAATCTGGAGCTGGAAAATATTTATCGGTGGAAGCAAAGGTTTCTGTGTTGGCTGGATTTACAGACGCGGCTCCAACCGTATTTGCAATGTTCGCTGTGTTAGCCACATAGGGACGGAAATCAAATGTGTCACGAAGATCAAAATACTTTTTATCAGAAGTAATTACTTCTGGGATTTCCATTGTATTAATAGTAGTATTGGAAGCTGCTAAAGTTAGATTATCATTTACTGAATAAGAGGATACCGTCAAGAAGCCTGGAGCTGACGAAGTAAAATTATCAAACTTAGCTAACAACCACTGGGTACTAGAAAGAGTCAATGTAGATGTTCCTTTTTGGACCAAATAAGCCTGGCCATAAAAATTTCCATCATGCCCTTGATCCACATAGAAATGTTTGGTGATATCTAAATCGCTTGCTGTATTTCCAAGATAAACGTTTTTTAACCTAACTGCATCGGGTAATCCTAAACACCAAGGACCAGTAGATCCTCCAACATTATTGCCGGTGTATAATTTAACAAAAGAATTTCTTTTTACATCTTTTGTAGACTGAAGAGTATTTGTCCGACGTGCATTAAAACTAACAGCAGCATTAATTGGAGAAGCTAAGGATTCATTTAAATGGATTTTTAGTGTGGTGCTACTTCCTCCAACATTGACTATACGACCACTTCTAGTTGAAAGAGGTATTGGGTAAAAGGCTGGAAAAAACTTTTTAATTTTGGTTGATGTATTGGCAAAGCTGACGTTGGCATCTATTGCTAAAGATGTTGTATTAGTAATTCCAGTAATTCGCCTTACATCAGATACTGAATTATTAGGAGAGAGTAATATATAATCACCAACTTGTAAATCACTACTAAACGTTGTACCCGATCCTGCTAAGGTGTTGGATGTTGTGAGTGTAGTAACTGTCCCTGACAGATTTGCAGCTGCTTCAGTATTAGCCAGTGGAACAAGAATAATGTCTTCTTTCTGACTGGACGATAATGTACTATCAGCTGTATAGGGAAATTGTTCTCCGGCAGAAGTTAAGGTGAGAGTTAACATACCGTTTGCAGCCAACGAACCACCTTCCTCTGTTGTTCTGTATGTGAAGCTAACGTTGTTTGCTACTTTAACAGCTTTAAGACCAGTAGTAAATAACAGGTTATTATTATCAGTGTCTTTTAAAATTGTCTCATTAGCTGTCGTGGATGCATTGTATTCTTGAACTGCATCAGCAATACCATCATTGGTGCCATCATAGTAAAAGGCTCTTACATTTTTAAATGCGTAGCCAGCAGTCATTTTAATATCAAACAAATATAAACGATACACAGCATCAGCTGTACCGGGTTCTCCTGACTCATATACTAATGAGCGTGTGCGGGCTGTACCTATAGCACTACCGCTGGGGGTAATGCTTGTTCCGGTAGGGAACGTCAGTCCCCCAACAAGATTGGATACACTGCTACGCAAACTAACCGTGGCCCCTGTTTTAAATCCAAATACGCCTGCTAAATTTTTAACGCGAACGTAGTTACCATAGTTAGCGGTAATAAATTGATTGTTTTTTGTTGCTGTAGATGTTGATTTTTTAATATCCAAATACGTATTTTTAAGAGATTGTACTCGCTCGCCAGAAATATATGCAAGACCTGGATCTACTAAAGCTACGTTGTGAGTCACATTAGCTGTATCTTGGTCTTTTGTAATGACCAAAAACTCATCTACTACAAAGTCTCCACTTGTCTCGTTCGTACGACGAGCAAATTCTTTACCTAATGTATTGTAAACGGTATTGCGATTCTCTTTATATGGCTCGCCATTTTTAAACTCTACTAAAGTAAAGAATTCTACGTTGGCTGCAGCATTAGCGGAACTTAATGTCACTAACTCAGGAACAAGTTTTAAGCGATCAGCACCTGGAGCTGTATAATTTGTTGTGCCAAGAGCATTATCATAGAGGCTATCGTCCGTGTAAACGTTTACAGTAGCTTCTGTTGTTTTAAATCCTACAACTACGTTATTGGGCGAGCTGGAATATTTGTCGACTAAAATAACTTGAGGATCGACGCGAAGGAAGTATCCCTTCTGATAAATGATACCTTCTGTAGTAGCAAATGCATACCCATTTCCTACAGGAGCAGTGAAACTACTATTAGCAATTGTAACTTGAGCTTTGTAATTGTAAGCAGTTAAGCTAAGGGTACTGACCGAAGCGGTGCCGTTTAGAGGTTTAATAGTCACATGTGGGGCAACGATATAATTATTACCTCCAGCCTGAATGGTAATATCAGTTACGACTCCCAACGAGTCTGTCGTAACAACACCTGAAGCTCCACTACCAATTAAACTTACTACATTAGCAATGGCCCCCGAAGAACCTCCGGTCACATTGTATCCTGGCGCAAATGTCCACTCAGCGCTATTGGCTGATGTGTTAGATAAATCAGCATTTAATGGTTTAATTTGTATGACGAGAGTATTAGCAATAATGCTATTGTTTACTCCAATGATTGTAGCTTGAGCTCCTGTGGTAGCTTGGGTAACTGTCTCCCCATTAGAAAAAGAGCCAGAAGATGTATTAACACTTAGAGCACTTACAAAAACAAGACCGTCGGAGTTGGAGAAATTTAATCCTCCATTATTGACTTCTACATTATATACTGGATAGCTTGTACTATAAATTGTTAAGGTTTGTCCGTTAGCAAAAGTAGACGTATTTCCAGTAGTAGAGCTATTAATATACTGAAGATATAATGTATTTAATTCAGGGTCTCTCTGTTGGTATCCATTAGCACTTTTAACAACACGAGCTACAAGATTTGCTGTATTTTTTACAAACAAATTCTCATATTCGGTTGGGATGACGGGCTGACCATCAACTTGCAAATCTCCAATTTTAATATATTGATAATTTGGAAGATATCTAAAATTAACTCCACTTATAATTGTACCGCTTTTAAATACATGATCCCCAAACCGTTCAATTTGCTTTTGGAGGATGGTTTGAAGTTGATTTAATTCGCGGGCTTGTACAGCAACGCTTGGCTTAAACAAAACGCTGTAAAAGTCTTTGGTTTCGGTGTAGTCATCGAAGTATGGACTACTGGAAAGATTGGTCTCGAGTGGCATAGGTCCTCTTAGAACTTCATAATAATCTTAATAACTTCGGTCTGGTTATTAGATCTAGAAATTGGGTCTGTATTTTCTATATATAGCACTTCTCCTGAACCAATTACTAGATCGGGAGGAAGCTTTGATGTTACATTTGCAGTGGCTGAGCTCGTGTTGCCAATTAAATCTAGAGTTGCATTTAATGTGCCACGCTCATCAGTTAAAAATATGTAATTGCTATCTACAGAATGAAAAACAGCATTTGTGGTGGATATATCCGACTGATACACTGTCTCATCAGCTTGGAATGTTCCGGTTATAGTGCTATAGGGGTATTTAGCCCGTTGATCGAATGTATCAAAGTTCTTTGTAATATTATTTATTACAAAACTCGCAACGTTTGCTGTAGCAGTAGAAGTTGCTCCTGTTACAATCCGACCTGCTGCAAACGTACCTGCTACGTTGGATAGTCTCAAGGTAGAACCTGAAAAGAAAGTTACTACTCCTGAAGCGTTTGTGTTAGCTTGAGTAACAATTTCCTCATCTACGTAGGCCCCAGCAACAGAGGTTAGGGTAAACTCTACATTAGCAAATAGCGGATCTTTTAAGACCCCAATAGTCCTATAGTCGTTTATTGTCGGAATTGTATTAGCTTCGTTGTTAGCGAATGATACACTAAATCCAAGGTATCTGCCTCCAAGCTCATATTCTGGATCAGAGCCATGCCCTCCTTTAGGACCAATGACAACGCTAAGATTAGCCGTATTAGAAACCCCTCCCGTATTACCTACAACAGTAGCTGTAGCAAAAGAATAATTTTGCCCTCGGTCAATAATTTCTACACGAAAAATGGAATTACTAGAAGAGGTATTAACAAGGGCGCGCGCTTTGGCGCTACTACCATCCCCTGTAAAATTAATAGAAGGAGTTATTTGATAGCTTGAGGTTGTATCTGGAGCTATTGTAAAGGCAGAGTCAATGGTTACTACTTTATCTGTCCCTATAACACTATAAGTGACAATCTTGCGCATTTGTCCTAATCCAGTACCGCCACTAATGTATATCGAACTATCGTTGTAAAAATTGCTATTAGCGCTAGCCCCTGTAGCTAACCCATATTTTGTAGTATCACCTCCGATACGAAGGTTGGTAGCCTCAAATGTATTAGCAAAAGACGAGTTATAATTTGAACCTCCGCTTGCAACTGTAATTATATCGATAGCTCCACTAACAGCATTAGCCGTAACATTTGCATTTGGAATTACAGGAATAAAATCCACAGTTGCAAACTTATCAAATTCACTTTTTGTTATGCTGTACATATATTTCCACACATAACCATCGCTAGTGCTATAATATTCATCATCAGCCCCAGTATCCGCAAACTCTGGTCGTTGTGTGGAGGCGGTTCCTCCGTTATTATCTAATACCTTAAAAATATGATATTGGTAAACGGCATTGGTAACGACATAAAAAGCGCTATTGGATAAATCCAAGGTACTATTGTATTTGGGGTAAACAGTATTAGCTGTCCAGTCGTGCCGAGGAATCATTATCTTTACATCATCGGAAGACACTCGTTTTCCAAAAATCATATTGCGATATGAGTCTACATTTATTTCTTGAATGCTGTTTGTAGGATCAGGAACCGAGGCATCCCCATTGGCATAGGGTACGTGCCTCCCTACAAATACGTAGTATGCATTGTTGGCTGCTTCGGTTATAGATTCACGCAATTGTTTTGCGTTGTTTAATCTAAAATAATCGGTTATAAGTTGTTTTGCCATATTATGTGTCTAGTGTAATGCTAATGTAAGAAACGTTAGCAATTGCTCCGGAATTTGCTCCTGTAACCAAAGAAGAAACTACAAAATTAGAGGATACATTGGTTATATGTAATGTATTTATAGAGGTTGTAGCAACGTATGAAGCGTTTGTATTAGCGACAGAAACTACATTTGCATATGCATTAGATGATACGCCATACGCCGTAGTATTGCTGTTCCAGCTACCACTAACAAGCCTTATCTGGGCTTGGGTGTTATTAGCAGCAAACACGGTACCATTAGCGGTATGGGTACCTCCCATAGCATTCGCTTGATATAATACTTCTCCTACTGCATATGATCCAGTGACTGTATTACCTTGCTGTATATTATTAATAGTTAGCGTTCTGCCAATAATAGCCTGAAAAGTATTAGACGTATCAATTGTACCTTCAATTAACTTAGTATACAATGTGCTGTGAGTACTGTTAGACGTGACTGCGATAACATTAGCGCTACTTGAATTGGTACTAAAGCTAGGAGTAGAAATTTGCGTAAATTGTTCAATGTATGGCTGATTATTTGCAATTATAATAATTCCATTGGCAGTAGAAAGCGTTCCATTGGCAGATCCTTGGTTTATAACTTCTCCGTAAGTGAACGATCCGTTACCAGCTATAACTGTTAAATCTATAGCCCTATCCACTGTTTCTATAATATTACTACTTTCGAAATCAGGGGCAGAATCCACTACAACTTTACCAAAAAACTCTGTACCGGCTGTATGAACAACGGACTTTAAAATATCAGCATATTGACCAAGAGGAATTCTGGATTGTACTTCATAGCTGTAATCTTGATAGTAAGATCCATCGTGTATTTTTTCTACACTATCTAAAAAACTACGCTGAGTTTCGAAGTACCCTTCACCCACACCCTGATTGGTTAAAACTGCTCTTGCAGTGACTTGATAAGCACTATTTGCCTTTGTCAACGTAATCGTCTCATCTTCCACATACCCAAACCCTGAGTCTAATACTTGTAGCTGGGATACGACAGTATTAGCAACCTGAACATTAGAAGATATATTAGCATTTTCCCCTAAGGACAATGTAGCAACATCCTCAGCGGCATCTATTATCAAAGCAGTAGATCCTGAAGACTTACCTAAAACTGTATATCCAGCATAAAATTCATTATTTAAATTTAGTCGTTTTACTTTTAAAATTGATGTATTGCTACTCTTTACAGAGCCAAGAGTTGTAATTACAAGAGTAACTGCACTAGATAGACTTACAGTAGCTGTAGCATTAGTTGTAAGGGTATTGATTCCATATGTGTTAACAAACGTGCCTGTGGTATTGCTTATCTTTAGTGTACCCGCTCCCCCTGCAATATTTATTTGGTATACAAATCCTGAAGCAGTGTTTGATACTCCATTATTTTGCCAAATATATTCTCCTATTTCCGCAGTACTTGTAGCGGAGCCATTTGCTGCTGTACCTGAGAAAGAGGATACTGTAAGCTGTTGGCCAGTAGAATTACTAGACATTTCTACAATTTCGTCTTCTACAAATAGACCAGTAACGCTGCCAATTTTTAATGTAACATCATGTTTTTCTAATGCTGCAACTTCTGGTTCAAACACTAATACATAAGGTTCATCGTTATATGTCTCGCCAGGATTAATTGCAGTCAATACTGAAATTTCTCCAATGGTTTTTGTACTTTGCCGTAAGATATTCTGAAGGATTGTACCGGTGGTTCCTGCTGGGTATTTGACAAAACCGTAACCGTTTGCAGCAACGTTGGAGTTACTTCCATCCAATAAGATGCTCATAAATGCAATATTGCCAGTATTATTTGATCTTAACAAATCAGGAAAAACAACTACAGTTTCGTCATTAGTAATACGACCTACACTGAATGTTGCTCCAAAACCAGTACTAGTAGAAAAAACATTAGCGTAGGTGTTAGATGTTAACCCATACACATAGTTTCCTGGAAAAGAAACGAAAGAACCAGTAATGCTAAAAACTCCTAAAGAGGTATTGGAAACAAACATCACATTAGCAGTTGCTGTAGAGTTTGTAAAAGAAGATATGATTGCGGTAGCAGTATTGCCTTGAACGCTTATGGTTGAGTCTGAAGCAACGTTTCCGCTTATAGGAAGCAGCGTTAATGTTCCCGCAGTACTATTTGTAATAGCATTGGATAATATTAAAGCATTTGCAGATGGCAAACCGTTAGCGTGATAATTTTCTACAATAGAACCATTAGCCCACAATGCTGAATTTGATGCAGATGTATATTGAATTGTGGCTAGAGGCTGTTTTAATGTTTCAAAACGCTGGAACCCTGTTATGGATGTATTTGAATTTGTCGTCCCGGTAATTGTTAGCTTTTTTGTAGATATGATTACTTGAGCATTGGTCGAATAACCAAACCCACCATCAATAATGCTAAACGACACTCTACCAGTCTCTGTAGTAACATCTGTAACAAGAGCTTTACCTTGGCGGCCGCTTCCTGACGTGAGAGTTAATATATCTCCTACCCCAAACTGTTGACCGCCATTTGTAATGACAAGAGATGTAAGAGATCCTATCATTTGCGGAGCGCCATCAACAATAGGATTAGAGTTAATTACAATACGTTCATTATATGCAAAGTTGCCTGTAATAGCACTTAAGAAAAACACATCTACAAATTTTCCAGCAACGCGCTTAGTTACAATCCGCTCAACGTAAGCAGTAGCTCCGGAAGTAGCCCCAAGAACAACCTGCGCAAGGAAGCGCAAATTATCTCTTTGAGGAGTTACTTCAATGTAACGGGGGGTTGTCCATTTGCTGTCGGAAAGCTTAAATACATCTTCTCCGGGATAGTATAGATTTGCATTAACGTTGTATATTAATCTTAATAACAACTGTACGCCACGCTCAGTGCCTTTAGTACGATATAAATCTTGAACGTGTTTGATAAAAAGTCGTTTATCCGCTATGACATTAAACGGCAAATCAAACAAATACTTTTGTTTAAAATGAGTTATAAAATCATCAATTGTATTATCAATATCTCTATAGCTAGTTAGCTTTCGGAGTTCAGAGGTAGCTTGATTGTTAGATTGTAACCATTCATAGTAAGTCTCTACAAACAATATAAAGTCAGCTCCCTCTTCTCTATAAAAAGAGGGAAATTGAGACTCAATAAAGGGAGTGACGAAAGATTCTACGTTAATCATTCTTTAATTGCCACAACATTAACTATAATATCGTCATCAGGTAAAGATAAAATATAATTTTTAGTTGTAGATATGTCTTTTTCTTGGGGATTTACGAAGAGATTGAAATGCCCTCCGCCATGAATATAACTATCAACAATTAGTCTATTAATTACTACTCTTCCTATACTGTAGTCCACGGTACCTACTTTAATTAACAGAGTATTTTTATCTTCTCCATCAGCTGTATATACCCCCAAGGATCCGTTCAAGTCATCTTGTAAGTTACATAAACGACCTCCGTATTGGAACGTCATGCTATACACAGCCTTTATTGTTGTCTCCACAAACTCATCATACGAAATTGTATATACGATAGAAAGAGGAAATCCAAAATCAATAATACTACTATATGCAACTCCAGGAGTAATGAACAGTTTCTTATACGGTACCGTATACACATCCGCGCTTACAATGCTGTTGTGAGCATTGTTTACATCTTCTACTAGTTTGCTATATCTGAGGGTCTTTTTAAATCCATTAAGCTTTGTATTATTATGTGCGCTTATAGCAGTTTTAACTATAGTAGCAATATCGTTTGTTTGCAACGTTGTTAAGTTAACGTCATACCTTACTAAGCACTGGCACTCTATGTAAATGAAATCCGGATTAATAAACACCGGATCTATAGCAAGAGGAGATCTTGTTTTTATAAAGTTGTAATAATTTTGCTTTGAGCTATCTGAAGCTCCATCAAGGTTCTGGTTATCAACTGCAATAAACACTTTACCATATTGAGGAGGATTTGCGTCTTCCCCTCCATATGCTGATACTGCTTGAAGTTCTGGAAAGTTAGCCAATAACAAAGTTTCAAAATCAGAAGCTGTAACGGCGCGCTCTTGGTTTTGATAATGTCTAGGAGCATTAAGTTTTATTGACTCGATCGTTTCGTTAACAGCTCCACCTGTAGCTACCGACCTAGTTGTAATACTGCTGATATTGGATTGGCCAGAAATTGAGCCATCTATGTCAAATACGCGAGCTCCATTTGGCAGTTCTCCATTACATACTCTATATTCTATAGAAACAACAGAACCATTTTTAGGCTGTTGACCAATTACACCATCTCCAAAAACAATCTCATATTGAGAATTTTCGGCAGCTTGTAGGAAATAACATTGAGAGGTGTCTGTCAATCCAAGGAAAGAAGATGCTCTTGTATATACTAACGTAGATGCTCCGTTATCCTCAATTACAATTACGCTAAGGCTTCTCGTATCAGCTGTAGAGTTAGATAAAACAAATCTTTGGGATATATTGGAAGAGTTGTATATAAACGAATCTGTAACATACGATCCCTCATATACTGTTAAATTAGCAGTAAATACATTATTGCTAATTGTAAGTACAGAAGAATCGTTTGTAGTAAAAGAATAATTATTGGCGCCAACTTTAGAAGTGAAAGATGTCCCTTTAGAAACGATTAGTGCCGTCATTGGAGTAGATGGGGTAACCGTAAACGAGATTTCAGCTTCAGCTGATCTAAAAGATCGAGGAACATAATTCAACTCTTTAGCATGGGATACCACACTATCTCTTAGAGCTGCAGTATCTAAAAACATTTCACTTCCTACCATATTAAGATAATAGGAATTTAAATATGTATTATAAGACAATACATCCAATAGTTGGTTAATATTCGATCCCTCAAAATCTACATCTTTGAATGGAGAGTCGGAGCGTTTAAGGTAGTTTTTTAAATTAGTTTTAATTGTCTCAAAATCAAGATCAACTAAACTGACGCTTGTGTTTGCCATTAGCGTGTCCTGTTAAGTAATAGTTCTAGTGTAACTGGTTCTGACTTATTTATTACACTAAAAACAATGGTAACCGCATATGCATTTGCTTCTTGTAAAACTGTAACAATTACGTCAATTAAATTTGCCCGAGGTTCAAAATTGTTTATAGCTTCTTCCACATAATCTCTAACTAAGCTCTCTGTCTGGGGCGACATCTGTTCAAATAACAACGCTC